GTTTACAAATCTTTTAGAATATACACCAAACCCATTGTATGACGGGAACATATGATAATCTGATACTTTGCCAAACATTGCATTACTTGAAAAGTAAGGATTGTAGTATGTAAATATCTAGTTGCCATATATATTAGGGCTCATAGTATATTCTGTCGGATGATAAAACTGAGGAAAATTACAGTTATGAACTTTTTCTGCAAAGTCTTTGTCTTCATGTCTGATGAGATAACACCTCATCTGTTTAACAGATGTTACATCAAACTTATTTAATTCCCCAAGTTTAAATCTAAAACGTACATCTGTACCTTTTGTTATTATTCTATCTTCACTCATAATATTTTATTTAAAACAAAAATAGCTGGAACGGGAATTAACCCATCCCAGCTATAAGGGAAATTAAACAAGCTTATTTAATTCAGTCTCAACTAAACCAAGTTGACCCTTCAAACCATAAATTTCAAGACACTGGCTCGTCTTACGAACGATGTCGTCAGCAGCACGATAGCTGTTTTCAAACTCCAACGTAAGAGAATCATACTTGGCGCCTTTCTGTACTTCCATGTCAGGACGTATAATAGGCCAAGTGCCTTCGCCACGGTTGAGGATACCTTCATAACCTTGTGCCCAATATTCACGGTCACGAACATGCTTCCAGTTACACTCACCGTCATGACCTTCGGTCTTCTTAATTACAACACCGTCGATGAAGTATTTGTTCTTTGAAGCAAAACCAGATGCTGATGGGTCTGTAAAGTATACATTAGCAACAAAGCGAACCTTGTTTGCAGGACTGATTGACATTACGTTGTCGTCATCATCATAAGGAAGTGCTTCAATCTTCAATGTCGTTTTATCGGTACCTGAACCTTCAACAACAGCAGAAGCAATTACACGTGCACGCTTGTATTGTTTGTTGATAAGATTAGCAAGCTTCTCTGGCAAGTTCTTTTCGTTGTCACCGTCTTTGGTTACATATTCATAAGACTCGGTCCATTTGCGGAAACGATGTGGCATGTCCTTAAATGTCAAGCGTACGATAATACGCTTACCAGCCATACCAAGCTTTGTCTTCATTTGTGTAGACATATTCTTGAACCTGATTTCAACAGTATCTTCTGTTTCGTCTTTATATTCCTTTTTATGTAAACCGCGAACGTCAGCTTTCTTAATCTCGTTAGACCACTTGATAACTGGTTCATAAGTCGTAACCCCAGTGCTATAATCAATCTTTGGTTGACGCTTATTTTGAATAAGACCAACCTTTACTACCTTACCAGTAATTGTAGCACCAACAGTGCCGTCTTCACAGTTCATGAAGATAAACTTACCTGCGTCAGCAACAGCAGTGTTTGTAGCAGTATCAGCAGGTTTTGCAGTAGCAATAGCGCCAGTAGCGAGATTGCTAATCATTACATTATTTACGTATGTATTCATATTATTAATTTTTTCTACTCACCCTAATTTCAAGGCTCAACCTAATGAGCTGGGCTTTCCGCGTTAAAATTATTCTTGTGTCATAACTTCCTATGATAGAGTCTTATACCGCTCATCTTTGGTATTTTCTAAATACATTTGAGCTGCCATTTTGATAATCTCATACATAGTATTGTTATCAAAATCATAATATTCGTCATCCATTCTTAGGAAATTTATTTCTTCTGGCTTTTTTAAGTATCCCAGAATATACTTTTTAATTTTATATTTCTTATCTGTTAACAAATAACAACCATTGTCAGTTCTCACACGTAACGGTCTAGCATAGCCGTACGAATAATGAAAATCTGTTAAGCTGTTATCTACACGATACATAAAGCTGTCTGATGTACATTCAAACACACTAACTTGTCTTGGGTTTGAATTTTGCATATCACATATATCCACATCTTCATTTAGTGCATATAGGAAATCGCCATTATACCTAACGGAATATTCATTATATTGTGGATTAGATGTATTAATTGATGGTGAACCTATTGTAAAGTCCACCTCTTGTGTACAATATAGCTTTATTAAATCGTTTCTACGCTTCTCATTTTGTTCATATGATGTTTTGTGTGTAAAATCACCATTGAAGCGTATCTTAATAAACTTATTTACTGCCTAGTTTAACCAATACTATGAATCATCTGTTTTTGGTTTATTGGCGTAATCGTCAAGCTTATTTATTTCTAATTCAAATGCTTCAAGTATTTCTAGGTTCTTCATCAGTATTAGTATTATTTTGTTTATTTTGTTCTTTTCTTCCAAGTCCAGACAATTTGAATTTATAGTCTGCTATATACATCTCTACTGCCCCATTTACTATTTCATCAGAACATTGAGATGGTAATATACACGGTGTGTTATCTACATTAAACCTTGGAGGTTTTGCGTAATATTCAACTGTAAATGAACCAATTTGACAGTATTGGTCATAGACTATATAACACTTATTATCTTCACCAAAAGCGACAAGTGGATTTCTAATTATACGACCTTTGTCACCTTGTCCAGGTATATACTTATACAAATCTCTGAAAAATACATGTATACACCTAGCTGTGTTAAATGGAAGAACGCGCTTTTTATAATCTCTACTCATTTGGCAATAACTATCTATATATAGGTAGAAATCATTTATTGAGTCTGTATTTGATATATAAGCGCCCTTTTGATATAATTGTGGAGTTATAGACTTCCTAAGCGTTTGAATAACACTAGCAATCTTAACTCCTTGCGGGGTTTGAGAATCTATTTTTTCTTGTAATACAAACATAGATTGTATGTACTTATTCTAAAATTCATTTAAGAATGAATATATAGTATCTGTATCTAGTTTGCTTGCTATTTGAAAATCAGGCCATATTTCAATTAGGCGGCGCTCAAACTCAATCCCCAAATTTCGTGTTTCTTGTTGTGTCATGCCTCTAATTGTTTAGTTTGTAATATACTGGTTAATCGCGGAGATTCTGTATTTTCTGTTGCAAATACAACAGCTAGATTTATCAATTCATTTGCCATTGTGTCAGATAGTTCAAATTGAGTATTATCGAACCTAAATGTATCAATATCATTTCCTACAATTCCACGAGTAAACTGATTTGGTTTCTTTATATATTGATAATATAATCTACTACCAGCTGGTACACCAAAGTTTTCTGCATCTTTATAATCAATAAATACATGAAATTGTGTATCCATATAACCTACTGGTTCTTTTAACCAAGGCTTATTTGTACTAGTCTACATTGATTTTTGAGCAGCGGCATGTGAAACCAATTGTATGTTTTGCATTTCATCTATACCAAAATATGAACTTATATAATATAACATATCGTTTGGTAAATCTGCCGTAAGTTCGTTTTTAATTGGTAATACAGTTTGCCTACCTAATGTAGTAGTCCACTCTTTAATCAGCGGCCTTAAATCTTCTATAACCTTTATATCACCTTCAAATGCTACCTTCCTTGTGTTGTTTCCTGTAAATTTTTGAGCTATTAGAGCTAGGTATGCTTTGTCGAGTAATACAGCGGCTTCGTATTCTGTTAACGACGGATATGACGAAGTAACATCTGCCTTGTCATATTCTATCATAAACTTAGTATAAATATCACTATGTGTCATACGTCGTATATATTATTATTTATTCTTAGTTTCGTTTATAATCGAAAGTCTAAGGTCTTGATTCTTCTTATTGTCAAGATAAGCAATTGCTTCTGGAAGTGAGTCTGCAATCATATCAGTACCGTAGAAATATGATGTACGTTCTTTACGAATAACACCTTTTGCCACAGCTTCTTCTAAGATAAATTCTGTTTCCTTAGTTTTGTTGTTAATCCACTTTTCGAAGAACTTCTTTGGCTGTTTATCAATAAGCTGGAATAAAGAAGATTCTACAAGCTCATTTGACATTTGTTCAGAGTTAATACCAAATAAGCGTAAACACTGACGCATTTGGTCTAATGACAACTTGTCAAATTCTTTAATAGCATCTCTACGTAACTTATTAGCTTTATTTAGTTCGATAGCCTCAGCTTCACGGTTAATCAGCAAATAATCCTTGCCTGCATCCATCTTATCCAATGTAGTAGCTACACGTTTGTGGCCAGATAAGAACTTTACAATCATCTCTTGACGAGGAACGCTTGTATCCAAAAGAAGTGTTCTTGCACCAATTTTTACACAGAACGTAGTCCAAAAGCTACTTGTCTTAGCAAGATGACCTTCTGGATAACCTAGCACTTTCTCATAATATTTTTCATCTTCGGGAGTAAGACCCGTATAAATTGACCCAGACCTTGTGAAGTATGGAGCAATATAATCATAACATGAGCGGTATTTAATTAAACCAGCCCACGGATTTTTCTTTTTAATTTTTAATTCAACTACCATAATATATTCAATCAGTGTTGTACCTATATAATGTAAAGAAGTTCGGGGAAGAATTATCAACCCCGAAATCCATATTACATTAATACGTTTATATAAGTATTATTATTTATTACGCGCCTACTGCTGCAATACCGTTATTTTCCATCTCTGCGTCAGATGCGTCACAATACAAAATACCGCAAGCCAGAGGGTTGCGTACCATAATACCACTTTCACCTAAGAAGTGAACCTGGTAACCGTCACGGCTATTAGAACGCATTGCGTTAATTGAGTTACCATAACCGCTAGGTATAACTGAACCACCAGTACACCAGGTTACAAACTCACGGCCTTTACGACAAACCTTAACCACGTTAGATTGTCCATCGCGCATACCGAAGTCTACAAATAAGAATGTATAAGACATAAGAGGTTTGCCAGTCAGAGGATGAAGTTGACGGAACATTTCTGCGTTGTCAAACATAGCACAACGTTTCAGTGTCAACTCAATACCGTTGGTCATCTTATAAGTAGTAAACTGACCACCAAGCGTAAGTTCTTGGCCAGAACCAGTAATAAACTTAGTATCAATGAGGTTGAAGCTAGCAACTTTTTCCTTCAATACACGGTCAAACTCGCGAAGTCCCATCTCTCCTGTAATACCAACAAACTTACGTTCGTTTGTACCAAGCATATTATAGCTTAGGTCGAACAGATAATCTTCCAGCAATTCTGATGTAAGCGTAGTGTAGTAGCGTACATTAGCAGGAGAAATCTGAGCAAACAAACCTGCACTGATATTTACAGGACGTCCGTTTGTACCCTTTAATGTATAAGTACCGTCCGCATTACGGTTAGGTTTAGCAAACAGAAGCTTCATTTCTTCCCTCTTCTTCCATTCACGAAGGGCCTTCCAATGTTGATAATCAGCCCACAAATAACTCTTCTTACCAGTTTCTGGGTCGGTTAAAGCAATTGCCAATACGGTAGAATATGCATCACCAGTAATATCATAAGACAGACGTGAGATAGAAAGCGAGTTACGCATCTTAAATGGCGTCTGATAGTTGATGATGTCGGCCTCATCTGAGTACTCTTCGTAAGCACTACCAATACGGCTTACTTGACGACCAGATAAAAGGTATTCATTTGGAATATATGCACCAGCATAGTTATCTACAACATAGCATTCATAAACCCAAGCGCTACCATCCTGATAGGGAACACCGTTTGCACGTACTTGGAAGTTATAATTATCAAATGCCAATAGTGCACCAGGACCGAAGAAGCGTTCTTCCAGACCAAGATAAATAGGAGCACCATTCATACCAGCAAACCTATTTGCGTTATTATCATCGCCAACGCGCTTACCACCAGCTTTTGCCCATAGAATGTTAACAGCATGGTCTGCATCAATTTGTACTGACCACTCATATTCACTGTTATCAATCGTCATAGTCTTACCAAGACCGCCAGTAAGCATGTCAATTACGGTAGATACGCCGTCGTCCTTTGTACCAAATACCAGTGAAAGAAGACCAGCAATCTCATGAGGTTTAGTTAATGCGGCGTTAGAAATCATATTTTCGTCTACAAGACCTGCGAAGCGCTTACCGCGATACAGTTGTAGACCATTAAGTAATGTGTTATTCATATATTGTTATAAATTATATTAATTAGTACATACCTGCTAACAGGTCTGTAACTGATTTTTCTTTACTTGTTGCACTCTGCGAAGTGTGATTTTTAGCAGAGTTTCTTAAAAGTTTTCTAAGTTTCTCAGCAGCAGATGTTTCGCCAGTCTTTTTTGCTGTTGAAACTACGGCATCACCTTTCATAGTAAAGTAAGCAGATTCGATTAGGTTCTTTGCAAGATTAGAATCAAAGTCCTTCTGGTATTGTGTATAACCATCTTTATCAGTCTTGAAAATATAATCATACAAAGCTTTACGGTCTGCTTTTGGAATAGCAATACCGCGAATCGAATCTAAGCTATTAATACTATCTGTTACAGATTTCATAAACTGTTGCTGTTGAGCTTCCTGTTGTCTAGCCAACTCTGCCTGTTGCTTAGCATTTGCTTCTGCTTCATTCTTACGAATTTCTTTTAGCATCTCCAAAGCGTCTTCTGACTCTTCGTATAGTACGCCAGCATCTTCATATCTAGCAATCTTATTATTAATCTGTTCATCTGTGTAGCCGTTGTGACGAAGCAAATCACCAATTACAGTACGTTGATTGGATTCTGATTCCAAATCAATGTTATCAAGAGTAAGTGCTTGTTTTTGTACTTGATAGAAATCTTCAAACTTACCACCATTCTTTACAAACTCATCTAACTTCTATATCCTATCATCTGCATATTGTGGAACTGAGTTCTGTTGTACGACATCTGTAAGGTACTTAGTTAGACCATCTACTGTAAGTGGTCTTTCTTCATCACTAATGTCTGCTATATTCCAACCTAATGATTCAGCAACAGCATCGAACAAAACACCAACTTGTTGTGCCTCAGCAACATCTTCATCAGTTGGTTCATTTTCATCGACGTCTTGTGTATCTTCTTTATCATCAGATTGTTCTTTGTCAGCAGGCTCTGTGTCTGCTGCTTGATTTATATCATTATCTTCCTCATCAGGTTCATCGCCTTCTGGTTCTTTAATTTCTGTTACTTCGTCCTCAACCACAATATCTTCATCCAAGTTAGTAGCACTAGTAGCTCCTTCTGAATTACCGTACATGCTTAACAGGTCATCAAATGTGGATGGATTAGTTTCTTGTTTACGTTTTGCCATAATTATTAATTAATAATTAAATTATTTGTTTCGCTGTTTAATCAGCGTATTACCATTCAGTATAATCATAAGGTCGCCTTAGAGTTGTAGGGACACCTTTTTTGGTTTTACCATACAACTCATCACGCATACCTTTTAATACTTTTTTCATATCTGGAACACCTTTTGTTTTGGCGTTCTTTGGATTTAGCTTCCATCTACTCATTGCGGCATCTATGCTCTTCATGTTAGCCATACGATTACTATATGTGTCATATGAAGATTCATAGTATCCTGCGTCTTTTAGTATTCTGGCTGCTTTTCTTGGGTCTGTTTCGTCTAGTACATTATTGTACTTTTTATCCATTAAGAGATTGTCGCTAATGTAATAGTTAGCAAAGTCTTGTTCGTCTTTAAACTGTTTGTATTGATTAGTATTTGGACTAACAATACCTCCATAATTGTGTAGGTTTCTAGCAATAGGAGATGTACCGTTTAATGACTCCAATGCTGTTTGCCGCATAGCATTATCTAGCCAATCTAGTTTTCCAACTTCTTGTAATCTATCATATAATGCTGGTGCCATCTTTTCAACATATTCATCGTACTAGTCTTTGCCTTCTGCATAATTACGAATATCCCAATAATTTTCACCATTCTTCCAACGGTCGAATCTTTCTTGAAAAGACTTAGTATTATATTTCATAATTAATTCTCCCCAGGAACTTTATTCTTTATAGCTACCTTAGCTTTAAGTCGTTCACGCTCCATTGCAGCATCATCTTTCTGCTTTTGTAGCTCCATCTCATGATTCATGCGCTTCTTCTCCAAGTCAATCTTAGCATCTTCTATTTCACGCTTTTGACGTGCTTCATAGCGTTTCTAATAAGCATCTTGGTCAATCTTGCGCAGCTGCGTAGCTTCTCTTGCCATCTCCAATGGGTCTGGAATACCGTTCATATCAATATCCTTATTCTCAGTACCACGATATGTACTAATCTCAGCAACTGCAATCTTGGTTTGATTATCGGCATCAATACGATAGCGTTCGAGGTCCATTTCAGCCTCTTTAAGCATAAGCTCTTGTTGCTTAGCTTCATTCTGCATTTGTTGTAATTGCATTTGAGCCTGTTGTTCTTGTTGCTGTTGTTGCTGTTGTAATTGCTCCTGACGAGTTTGCATATCTTGCAATTTCTGCTTAATGATATTAAAGTTATCACTAGTAAGCAATTCCGCTGCTTCAAGTAAGCTAGCACCATTTTGCATAGCAGGTTGTATAAGCTGTTGAAGTTTTTGTATATTCTCCAAATCCTTAGAAGCATCACTTACAAACACATCCATATCTTCGTAGTAGAACTTCTATGATATGTTTAAGAATGCTCTTTCACCGTTATCGAATACATATGAAAGCTTTTGTTTACCAGAGTCTTGCCAAGCACCTTTGGCTGTATTTAGCAGCATGTTTAATACTCTGCGCTTACATTGATTGTGTACCCAAAATAAAGGCTCTGTAATATGTGATGATTGTACAACGGAACGCTCTACGTTACCAACAAGTTCAGATGAACTAATTGCACCTTGACGTTGTTCTGTAATACCAGATATAGTTCCTGCAAGCTATTCAATCTTATCCATAAGTTGGATATATTCAGATATGACATTGCTCATTGTAAGGTCAAGAGCTGTAATCTAATTGAACTGAGCAGGTTTTCCACCTTCTCTTCCTGGCACATTCCAACCTTCATCGTATGGATTAATAAAGTTTACACCAACACTTGATAGATAATGCATCCAACGTTCTGGTGTAATATTCATAGACTTAGGTATCTGTGTAATATCCATGTTTACCACCTTACCTTTATCTCTCGCAATAGCTAACTCTAATCTATACCACAATACGATATACATGTACTGTAAAGGTTTTAGTATACTAACCAAAGACCTCGGTCTACTATTAGTATTACTATATACACAACCGCAGTACGGGAGCTTTTGTGAGTTAGGATTATCTAGACTTACAAACTGATATTCAATTGGTTGTACGCCAAAGTATAAATCGTTTCCAGCCTTATAACCTTCCCAGACCTCTATAATCCAGTCAGGTTCTACTGCTAGTTCTGTGCCAACTTTCTTATACGTTTCGTCACAAATGTTAATCTATGGCTCACCATTTTCATCCATAGTAGTTACATAGAATATCTTTTTGAAAGATTTCCAACAGCAGTGATATACATCTACGTGATGCTTAGAGTTAGCATCTCCACCGTCAGAAAGGTCAATAGAACGCATTCTAATGCCATAGAACGTATCAACACCATCTTTCTCTATGTTATCTACACCAGGTGTGCCAGAGAGCATCTCGTTGAGTTTATTTAGCTCTTTTTCACTAAGTTTATCGTAATATCTGTCATATACCTCTTGTATAGGTAATTTCATCTTACGAACACACCAAGAACCATCTTCTATAAACTCTAAATCTGGACTTTTGTCATAATTGAAATATAAAGGATTTACACGCTCTGCATAAGGGTCTCC